GGATATACCGTAACACCGTCGTATGTTTTTCCCTCTTCTAACTGTAATGCTCTTACGCCTGTAATCACGGTATCTTCTGCGAGCGTAAATGCTCCATCAGAACTAGGGCTCACACAGTTTTTTACATTATATAATAACACTCCGCTTTTATAATAAGTACCAGCCTTGAGAGTAAATAAAGGTGGAGCCTGGTCAAAAAAATCTCCCAACAACCAAACATTTATATTACTGTCTGTGGCAGTTCCTGAGTAAGTATAAGATCCATCTTTATTTGTTGTTATTGTTATTCCAGAATTAGTCCCCCCTTTGGCTTGCGTCATATCCAGCAGCTGCGCTCCCGTGGTCACCACCTGCTCGCTGTTCCCGGCCACCTCCAGCGCGGGGATCGTAGCCTCCGCGGCGTCATCCACAGACACGGATCCGGTGCCGGTTGCGTGGCCGATTAGGGCGTTGCTAAACCGGGAGGAATAGCGGACGTTCGCGGCCTGGAGGGTGCTGACGGAGGTGTCCAGCTGTGCATAATCATCCGGTATCGTTTCCAATATATCAGCTGTTGCCTGCTCGATTTCACTCCTTGCGTTCTCCAGCGCTGCAACTGCTTCAACGGCTCCCTCCTCCATATTATTCAGCTTTTCGGCGGTGATCAGTTCGCCCTTCTTCCACTTATGTGCTTTATACACTGTAGCACCTCCTTCACTCTAAATGGGTTTTGTCTTCTACCTGCCCCTTGATCATCTGGGCCAGCGGCATTAAAAACGGTGGAAGCGCCACACCGATGTCCAACAGGTTTTCCAGAATTGATATGATTTCATTGCAGATCAACCAGACAGCCACGATGGTGGCGACCACGAAGGGCAGCTTGATGGTCAGCCCTACATACTGGCCAGCATAATTAATCAGCACATCCATCACCCATCCCAGACCCACCAGCACCCACATGCCTATCTTTTTCACAATCCCCCACAACCCTCGGTCGCTCGTCACCCGCTCATTGCGTCTCTTGGCGGCCACAATTCCGGTTATGTAATCCGTAACGTTCAGCCCCGCGAGGATAATTACAGGCATCGCCAGAATCCCCAACCAGCTGAATACAACGCTTGCCGCAGCGATGAACGCCGCCTTTACTCTTTCCATTTTCATTTACCTCACCTTCCTATTTTCTGATTGCAGCCAATACCTCAGCCCGTTCTTTTGTGGTCAATCTGGTATAATCCTTGATGGCCTCAGCAGGTTCCTCGCCGTTCTGCTGCCGGATCCGCAGCGCACGAATAATGACATTTTTTTGGATTTTACTAAGCACCCTCACCACCTCCAATCAGTTCAGCCAGTGCCAGGGTCAGCTCGTTACTCTCTGTTTTCAGTTGGGCATTCTCTTCTTTTAGTTTACTAATTTTATCCTGCTCCGAAGGAATATAAGCCGCTTCTGACTCTGTGCCATCTTCAGATACCGTCCAGAATTGGCCGTCATGGAACCGGTCAATTCTACCAGGTCGAACCGCATATCGGTATTCCGCAGCAAATGCCTGGTCCCCATATACCGCACGCGTTATCCTATTAGCGTCCTCATAGTTCTCAAACATTGCAATATTTTGCACTCTTCCTTCTCCGTCTACCTGTATATATGGATAACTTATTTCTGCCATATTCAACCTCCTTTTAATACAGTTTGGCTAATATAATACCTGAACCACCTTCGCCGCCATCAGAGGCAAAATTCTTACCTGAGTATCCTCTATAGGCTCCTCCACCTCCACCGCTTCCGGTGTTCTTTGCTCCAGCGACTCCATGTGTGGGAGCAAAGCAGCCACTTTCATCATTAGTCTCCCATTCTCCGTATCCGGTAGCTCCATCTCCGCCTCCACCAGCTCCGCCTTTTCCGCCTGCCCTACGTCCTCCGCTGGTTCCGTAGCGAGATCCACCGCCTGCTCCTGCGCCGGAATAAAGAGTACCAGATGAACTGCCCCACGCTCTAGTTGTTTTTCCTTGACCTTTGCCGCCATAATTTGATACGATGGAATTTCCGTCCGACCCATCCGAACCGCCATTTTGCCCCATTCCCTCATTTCCCCAAGCGGCCATAGGATCTCCAGCTGCTCCACCGCCGGAACCGCCATCTGTTCCATGACCTGGGTAACCTCCGTGTGTTCCCCCTCCGGGTGCATTAATTAGCGTGACTCCATCTCTAACGACGCTCGACGCTCCACCAGCATTGAAATTCATTGCCGTGGCCCTGGCGCCTCCGGATCCAACAGTAGCAATCAACGACTGACCGTTAGACACTGTTATTCCGGTTACGGTTTTTGTATAACCACTACCACCTCCGGCAGATCCAGAATTAGAGAAACTAGCTTGTCCGCCAGCTGCGCCGCTCGTGCCTCCGCCTACAGCAAACAGGTCCATTTTTGTGTACCCTGCGGGTACCTTATAAATTTCAGAGGCAGTAAAGGTTTTATATAACACCCCACTGGTGGTTACGGTGGTATTAATCGCAGCGCCCGTAAATTCTCCTGCGCTAGTTGTAGCGTAGGGATAAATAGATAAATAATACTTTGTAGATAACGCCGGTAAATCTAAATAGGCAGTCGATGTACCACCAGCAGTTGTGTTGCTCCCTGCTCCCTTATAAATTTGCGTCCCACCAGTCTTGCCCGGATTTCCACTTGTGCTATAGCGGATATAGACGCCGCTGTACATCTTTCCTTTTGCAGCCGCCGGAACCTTCCAAGAGGCGAGCACACGCCTTCCGGAATAGGCGGCTACTGAAAAGACGTTAGACTATGAACGGTCAATGTACCCGTCAATTTTGATTTGGGGTTCGTGGTATAAAATGTTTCCCCAGACAGTACATGGGCCGCCTGAGCGGTCCCTGTCAGTTCCAATGTCCCAGCTACAGGTTCATCATCAGTTCCTTTCAAAATTCCGGTATAGCCTTTCATCAGCTCCGCGGCGGTGCCAGTGCAATCATCCGATCCGCTTCCAGACCCGCCCCCCAAATTAATGGGTATGTGTGCCACTCTAAACAACTCCTTTCAATCCCAGTCTGATCTCTTCGTTTGGTTTCTGAGTGCACCTTACCGTCACCTGACCGCTCCCGGTTTCGATGTCATAAATGTACCCGGCTGCCTTATTGATAGCCTTTTGCTTCGATCTGGTGCAGGAGTCCGGATATATGATTCCGGGGATAG